TAGGTGCTGCTAGAACTTCTGCTAATAAACTTGTTGCGGCTTATAGAGGTAGTGTAGCTGACAGCTATTATTGTTACGCTGTTCCTGTAAAATTTACAGGAACGACGCCGTCGATTGGTAATAGAGTTTTGTTGAGAAGCAAAGCTGTCGAAAATGTTGTTGTTTGTCCTGCCGGTGTATCCGGTGCGATCGTAGCATATAAAAATGGGACTGATGGCGGCGGTGAGACTGTATTCTGTGAAATAGATTGGAATACAAAAGTAATAACTCCTGAGGATTTTGAACAATTTGAAGCCGGGGCGGTCGGTGGTGGCACGGATAGAGCGTTAAATATAACAATAGTTGATAGCAATACCTGCGCTATTATTTTTCAGGATGATGATGACAGTGACTATGCGAAGCTTATTGCAGGTAATTTCACGCCAGTTGATTCTGTAACGACAACTCCGTTTTTAGATCCTGGTGAGCAGCCTCACAGAATATTCACCATCGGGGCATCAGATTATAGTGGTAGGGTGCTTAAGTGGCCTACAATACGGCGCACAGCAAACGAGTTAAAATCGACAAATGTGAGCATCCCCCTTGCCAATGGTGACAAGGCGTTAAATAGTTTTTACAATAATCTCTACACTGTTAATAATAGTTGTGAGCTTATTATAACATCTACTGACAGCGAGATGGAATTTACTGTGTTTAGGGGGTTCTTGAATGATGTGCAATATGCGGATGAAAAATGTACAGTACAACTGAAGGATCGGTTATGGAAATTCAGCAATAATGCTGTAGGGAACAGCACTATACCGGCATCTTTTGAATCTCAAATACCCTCTGATATAGCCTGGACGCTTTGCACCTGCTATGGTGGGCTAGATGATACAGAAGACACAACAAATACAGATATAGATTTTACTTCTTTCGCAGCTTGGGCTAAAACGTTCAGTGACGATTTGGTTGCATGTCAAGCCTCATTTGCCGGGAAAAAAGTATCGGAAACATTAAAAAAATTGGGCGAAATGACAAACAGTCATATCTGGATAGATCGGACGGGCAAAGTAAAGTTCAAGGCTATTATAGAAGTGGCTTCTGCAGATGTAACTTTCATAAATGAGTGGGTCAAAGATGTATCGATCGACATAGGAACGTCGAAGATTATAAACAAGCAGCATGTATATGGGTTATATGACGTTGAAAGCCGGGACTGGTTTATCAATGTGGTTAAAGTCGAAAGTTCTTCTATCGATTCTTATGGTATTTACGAAGATACTATAAAAGATGAGTCAATTTGGTATACGACAAGCGTTGATATGTTGGTATTAGCTGGTAAGCTGGCGGGTGCTTACAAAGAGCCCCCGAAAACATTCAACGTGCAAACTCCGCTTATGACTATTAATAGCGACATAGGAGATAGGATACGCTTTGTAGACTCTTTTTTTGCGATAAATTCTTCGCAGTCATGGCGGGTCGTAAGTAACACGCTCAACATGGACACAGGGATTCTTGATTATGAGCTTGACGGAGCTTCTTCATTAATTCCTTTTACTTTAGATATTTCATTATTGGACGGGCCTGACCTGTTATTATAGTATAGGAGTTTTATTATGGCATGGGTTGATTTAAGCGGGGCATTCACTTACGGTTCTACTCTAACCTCTACGCAAATGCAGAATTTGCGGGATAATTTAGCCGCGGCATTTGCCAAAGACAGCGGTGCGCCAACGTTAGATGATTTTTATGTTGAAAGTTCAATGATTGGTTCTTGCCAGATAGGAGCGGCGCATATAGATAGCTATTCTATAACGGGTAATAGGATCGGCACGTTTGCTATTATTAATAGATGTATGGCCATCAATTCTGTCACAAGTTCAAATATATTAGCCGGTGAAGTTAGCTCTGGTCATATAGCTGCTGGGCATGTAGGCAGCGCGCATATTGCGGCCTCATCTATCGGGAGTTCTCATTTAGCACCATCGTCTGTTGGAAGTGGTCAGATCGGGGCGTTGGAAATAGGAAGCAGTCATTTAAACGTTTATTGTGTTGGGAATGCTCAATTAGATCTCGGGGTTGTGTCCACAAATCGTCTTGAAGATGGGGCGGTTGCACAAGCTAAATTGGACACTGTGCTAGGCGTTGAAACAGCAGTTGATGTTACGCCTTTAGTCCGAGAATCGTTTGATTTAGACGGCGGGACATATGGATTTTATCCGCAGGTTAAATGTGAATCAGGTACATTAGGTTTACAAGCGATGATTAGCTATGAAGCTGAAACTGTGTATGGCCCTGCAAGTTACGAAACAACTATAACTCTTTCTCACGTTACGTCTATCAACATTGTTGGCCCAGTTGATAGAGAGCTACAGGTACAGCAAAGATATGTAAACGCTTGTTCGGAAGTTTATTTTATATTCGTGCTACGCTATAAAGACAATAAAAAAATAGCACGTATTGCTTTTAAGCCAAATCACCCGGCTTTTATGAGCGGCCAAGATCCTGAAAACAAACCTCATCCGTGGGTGAAAATATACGATCCAAATAAACATGAGATTATAGCAATTTTCCCATCTAAAAAAGAATTGTTGGAGATGAATAAATTGCAGGATTGGAGCTGGGGAACGCCCAATTTAGACTTAACTCAGGTTTTGCGTATGTATTATGATATTAAAATAGACACCAAGCCAAAATGGCCTGACACTAAAGTTACTATGTACGTTGATCCGGTGACAAAACAAGACTTTAAATTTTCGATTCCGCAGCCCGATTATATAAAAACAGCGAAATTAGTACGGAAGAAGGTGACATAATGAAAGAATCCAGATTAATCGGAACAGACAACAATGCTTCGCTAAGGAATGTAAAATGTAACGATGATGGAATTATAGTCAATGAAACACATTTGGCATTTAACACGGAAATAGGCAACGCTTATATGCTGAGTAATGTGGTAACTGACCTGGCGACAACTCATGCAGAAGATATTATTTTTTCAACCGGGACATCGGCTGAGATATATATATTGAGTGCGGATTTTCATGTCAGCGGGAAAGCGCATACATTTTTATTTGAGGACATCGCATATACTATAATCGGTATACCAAAAACTCCAGTCTGTCTTAATCGGACTTTCTCAGGCTCTAGCGGTATTATTGCTCTATCCGGCTCTACAGAAACAAGTTCTATCTCTTTGACGGATACCGGTGACTTGATAGTTGAGGCATTCTTCCCAGGAACGGAAAAAAAAGACATAGCAGCGTTAAGCAATGTCGGGCTAGAGATAATTCTAAAGCCGCACACAGATTATCTATTCAGAACATTGAATGCGGATACCGGCGATATATCAGTATCAACAGCTATCTTGTTTATAAACAAGATATAATCAGGAGATTTATGCCAATAAAAGAGCGTATGATGGCCACAACAAATTGTGGAACTATAATAGAATTGAAATGTGATCAAAATGGACTTCTTGTAAATGAGCCTCATCAAGTATATCGTAATCATCTTGGAGAGGTTTTCGCAGTAACAACAACTATAGAAGATTTGGACGCGGCTCACATATATGATATAATATTAGGTACAGACGCAGCATGTGAGATACATCTATTAGGTATGGAGATATACACAAGCGGCAAAGCTCATGCCTATCTATTTGAAGATACGGTATATACAATAATAGGAATACCAAAAACGCCGGTTTGCCTTAATAGAACGGCTGTTACGTCTTCTTCTGTCGCTGTTTTAACCGGTTCTACTGAAACTAGTTCTATATCAATAACAAGTACAGGTGATCTTCTTTTGGAGTCTCATTATCCCGCGGATTCTAAAAAGAACGTTGCTGCATTAAATGATTTCGGTGTAGAACTTATACTTAAAGATCATACAAATTATTTACTCCGTGTAGACAATGAGGATTCAACAGATATCGCACTTTCTATTTTATTACTTTTCGTCAAACATTGTTAAGGATAAGGAATAAATATAATAAATGCCAATAAATATAATAACAAAGGTTGCAGAGTTCGGTATAACTTTTTTCTCGATAACAGCAATAATTTATATAGTGTGCGTCTTCAATAAGACACTACAGAATCACATATCACATATGACTGTGATGCTGCAAAAGCTTGATAATTCAATAGAAATATTGATTAGAGTTTTAGGTAGTAAATAATTTCGGCTCCGGGTCTAGCCCCCTATGCTCCGAAGCCGAAATATTGAAAGAAGAATTAATGAATTACACTTATATAGTACCATAATTATTATTTTTTGTCAAGTTTTTTCCCTGTGCCTTTGCATTTCTGACACATAACCTTTTCGCGTGTCCTTGTATTGATACCGATAAACCCTTTGCCGTTACATCCATTGCATTCTTTTTTCATTTCTTCCCAGTCCTTTTTCACCATTAAACTAGATTAAACCTCCATCGTGCCAAGCGGTTGACAAAAATTTCTTGATCGTCTATAAAATAAGTACAAAGCTCCCCAGTGTACGCATAAAATTTAAGCAATTTCCATTGTAGATCAAATTTCTCAGTGGTCCGGAACTTCTGGCTTTTCTTATCGAATCCTTTCACGTCCTGGACTTCATATATCCAAGTTCCATCCAATTGGACTGGATGTATTAGTAAAAAATCTGGCTGTATCGTAGCGCGCCTGATGCCTCTATTTTCCCATTTAAATTTTGGGATAAGCTCGAAAATAGGTTTTACGACTAGGGTAAATCCGTGAAGCTTGCTGCTTTGATGTTTGAGATTGATGTAATAATCTCTTTCTTTTACTGAGTCGAATTTGTAGCCGTCCCAATAGCATTTTTTATTATTGTATTTATTTCGTTTCATGCTCCTCCTGCTTAAGTTTATTAGGCGGGACGATAATACTAAGTCTTTTACGCGATAAGTGTCCTTTCTTATATACCCCGCCTCTCACCGGTTTATTCTATAATACCATATTGTAATTATAATTTCAAGTCTGTAAGTAAAATAAACAATATTGTATTTTGCTTATACACTAAAAATTAAAATAAGCATAAACAGTACGTTTGAAACTTGGCATAGTATATGCTACTATATAATATTAAACAACAATAAAACAAAAAGGAGAAACAAAATGAACGTATTAATTAACTTAGGATGTCAAAATTTAGTATTGTTAGGCGTTATGGGTTTATCAATACCAGCAGCATTTTTAGCAGTCGGTTGGTGGTTAATGAATTAATTGTAATAATAACAAAAAGGAGGATAAAATGACACAAGTTGCAATCTTTTCCGCAGTTTTAGGGAATAAACTAGAAGATTTTATAAATACGTTTATTAACAAAATGTCTTGTAACAAGAAGTTTGAAGTTATAGACATAAAGTTTTCGTCAAATCGGCATGGTGAATTAATGGGAATAATAATCTATAGGATATAGGTGATTAAAATGGCAGTATTAATATTTGATACACAGCATAACAGAAAAAAAGAATATAGTGTGGTAGGTTCCAATACGCCTGGGATAATAGGAGATAAAGAAGAGATGCCAGGCGTGAGCAATATTTATACACTTATCAGTGAAGAAAATGCACACTTTAAAATGATCGTCACCGATAACGATATTTATCAATTATATGAAACTGATAAATACGGTGACGATGAGGTGTTGCGTGAAGTCGGTGATTATTATGATCTAACATGGGAGGGCACATTAAATGAAGCAACATGGTTATAATCTAAGGGGAAAATTGGCGGCACAGAGCAGGGCTAGGTTAATACAGGGAGTGGTGCGCGATGGTTATAATATTAAAGACTCTATTGATATCAGAGCATATAACACGGATACAATAGATAGATTATTTGATATGCACCAAAAATTATTGAAGGAGCAATAAAATGATCAAAATATGTGATAAAAAAAGATACTATAGTTCAGGCGAAGTAGCTAGGCTCTTCGGAGTGTCCGTAGGCACTATAATCAGATGGATAAAAGATGGCAAGATCGTTGCATATAAAACGCTGGGAGGAAGGTCACGCATAGGACGCGACGAGGTTAATAAACTTGTAGATGAATTTGTGGGAGGAAGCAAAAATGAATAATCCATTTAAAAAAGCAGCGTGTAAAAAGAAATATCTCAAAATTTATTATTATGGAAATAGCGGCATTGGTAAAACCTGGTTCGCGCTAGGATTTCCGAAACCAGCGGTTATTGATCTTGAAGCCGGTACAGACTTTTATTCTTCTAAGTTTGAATTTGATGTAATGGACACTAATAGTTTCAAAGAGACGCTTGACGCTGTGCAATTTTTGGAAACAAGTAAACATAACTATGAAACACTTGTCATAGATACGATAACTGTTATCAACCAATCGTTACAGGAGGGCCGGATGGAGTTTAACTCGATAAAGGCAAAAAGAGATAAAACGGAGTCACCGGATTTTAATTTCCGTGATTGGGGCGCGATTAAAAAATATTACTCATTGCTTATGAACAAATTAACCAACTTAAATATGAATGTTGTACTAGTAGCTAGGGAGAAGAACGAATATGACCAAAAAGGTCATGAATTGGTAAAAATAGGTTACACGGGAGACGCGGAGAAGTCAACACCTTATATTACTGACATAAGATTTCGTATGTACATGAAAAATAATAAACGGTATGCAATAATAGAAAAAGACCGAACTGGCACTTATCAGGCAGGCGACGTTTTAGAGAACCCTTCCTGGGACAATTTCAAAAAAATAGTTGCTCCAGGGACTGGAGAGAATCATAGTATCTATGAAGATGATCTTAAAAAAGATGCCTCTTTGTACGAAGAAAAAAAAGAAGATAAAAACAAAACCAAAAAAGGAGCAGTGACTGGCCCCCCTCCTGAGGAGCGCTTTCAAAACGCCCTTGCTATGTTTGAAGAGAAATACAAGCTGAAAGAGGAACATTTATTGCAATATCTAAAGAAAAACGTCTTTGACGAGATAATAGAAGAGGATGTTGTAAAAATAGGGCAGTTATGGAATAATTTAGAGAATAAAACAGTACTAGCGGAGGATATATTGACAAATGCACTCAACAAATGATTTTGATCTCAATTATATGTTAGAGAGTTTGAAGCCATACATGGGGCTTCTATCGTCTAAAGAGGCTGCCTTTTTGGCAAGAGAAGCTCAAAAAGGTAACATGGAATCACGCGACAAGCTCATATTACACAATATGCGGATGGTTATACAGCTCGCAAAGCGTTACGCCATATCGTACTGTATGGATATACGCGACTTATCAATAGCAGGCATTAACGGCATAATAACTGCAATAGACAAGTTTAATCCGGATTTTAATTGCAAATTTTCAACATATGCTTTCATATGGGTTCGTCAGACCATCTCACGACATTGTAAACACAACAACTCAGTAATTAAGATCCCGATAGAGGTACAGGATAATAAAATCAAAAACAAAGAGTCATTTTTTGGCACAATATATATAGAAGACGTTATTAAAAAACGATGTAAAGATCCGGGCACTGGCAATAATTACACATTGTTAGAGTCAAGTGTAGATATAAGCACAGAAGATTTCCTCATGAAAGGCGTAGTGTTGGAAGCACTACAAGCAATACCTGAGCGTGATAGAACAATGATTGAAAACTATTTTGGTATGTACGAAAATGATTTAACATTAGAGGAAATCGGTAACAAATTCGGAGTGACAAAAGAGCGCGTGCGACAGATAATAGAGCAGAGGATCAAAGAGCTACGCTCACACAAAAAAATAGAACTAATGCTAAAGGAGGGAGGATATTCTATAAAAAATTACATGACATACAACAAAGAGCATTGGGGGAGCATTGGAAATATTGCGAAGGGCCGAAAATCGTCGAGGAAAAACATGTATACTTCTATATTTGTTGATAAAAATAAATTTGACTATTTTAAAACGCTACACCCCAAAGGTTCGATGGGAGCTGTAACCAACAATCTTTTTATTGAATTTATTAACAATTATAAAAAAGATAGATCAGC